GATTAGGTTTAGAGCTGAACGTAGTAATGGTACGACGATAACCAGCGGCTTTCAAAGTAGATGCGATATCGTTAGTTGTAACGCTATCCAATACATCTAAATCGTTGGTCGTATTACCGAACACCTTAACGCGAGCTTCACACCATGACGCAGCGGCTACGACAGCGTCTTCACCGTTGATTTGAACACCATCACGGACTTCTTTAGTGAAGCTTAAACCGTACCAATCCGGATCAACGTTCTGAATCTCATTAAGAGAAGCGGTAATTGTCTCAGCTGCGATACCATTAACCTTAGTACCTTCACCTAAACTCATTTCCAACAACGAGGAAATATCAGTTCCCGAAGCAGCTGGAGTTAGGAAGTTAATGGTAGAAGATGCACCAGTAGTTCCAGAGTTAATGAAGAAACGAGAACCATCGTGAGTACAAGTAGCATCTGTGAAACCGCCAGTTGCGATAGCTTGAATACCTGCTTGGATAGAAGCGGCAATGTCATCTAGAGTTACTTCAGCATCAGTGAAGTTTAAACCTGTGATATCATTAGCGACACCGTCGATATTGATATTGAAGCTACCGTCCGCAACCGCTAAGAGAGCAGTAGCATCAGTGACAGAACCACCTCGCAACTGAGCCGCTTGAGCTGTAGGATAGCGAGTTGATACTTTCAGAGAAGTAGGTTTTGGCTGTTGACTGAAGTAAGCTGTAGCAGCTTTAACGACTTCAGAATTGGACGGCCAATCACCCGTAACTCCATCTAAATTTGAGTAGGAACGAATTCGTTCTGCGATACCGATAACACCAGTTTCCGCAGTAACGATATTAAGAGTTCCAAATCCTGCTCGTGCTGGGAATGTAGCGCCAACGGCTATACTAACATTCACGACACTAGAAACTGGGATTGTCATACTGTTATACCTCTATATTAAAGTTATAAGTCAAACCACGAGCTTGATACTCACTCGCTATATCTACAGAACCTATAGATTGAACGATATCAGTGTCTGTACCCACGGCACTCAGGAATATATCAAACTGAGCTCTTTCTTCCCATCCGTTTTCTAAAGCTTCGGATAACTCCCTAACTTCAGAACGTCTTGTTAAGCCTAATCCAGCCTGTCGGAATAAACCCTGTATAGATTCACGAGTTAATCCATGGCGAACTTTTCTAGCATTATCTATAGAGCTTTCTCTATAGAAGCTAACTGACATCATTATTTGACGCATACCTTTTGAGGTGATTTCAACATTATCATCCCCGATCACATCAGCGTATTCTGTTTGTTCCCATCCTACGCTCGTGTCGCTAACAAAGTCCACATCAGAGTAAGGATTTCTAGGTCTTGGAGCGCCTTTTTGCTTGGCTCTAATTGTGTACCCTTGAGACTCCAAAAGCAAGTCTATAGTTTGCCTTAGTAATTTATTGATTGTCTCTTCTAGGATCATTGCACTCTTACTCCGAATGATGTCGTATAGCCGTATGAGTCCCAATCCCCAGCCGATATGATTTTATAATCATTACCTTTATATCGGATCAAATCTGCAACGATTTCATCTCTATCGCTGGTTGTGAATACAGGTTTCTTAGATATAAACTTACGTATATCTTTGTCCCGTTCACCCTCAGGTAGATTTTGTAATTCTATTGGTGATGGTTGCTGAACGCTACATATTGTCTTGAAAGTTGATTCACTTCCTTGGACATAAATACCGTCTACATAAGAACCACCTGTTGTTCTTTTAACAGTAACGATTTCAGCCGTATCTGTGCATAATGCTTCGGAAACATTAATAGGCATTATTCGTCCACCTCATAAGTTATAGATTGTCTAAGATGACCAGTATCTACCAATGGATTACCATCTCTAGATTTAAGTTCCGGTGAATCTATGTCTGTGATTTTATCCCTAACGTCAGTTTGAACTTTCAAACCTAGGAGCTTAAGAGCTTCTAACTTGGTAATTTTACCGTCTACGATTTTCTTACCTAGTCGTTTGAATATATCTTTATACTCACGTTTATTGGAAGCGACTGTCGATCTTAGGAAACTACGCTGAGGGATATTTCTAGAAGGGCTTCCAAACTCGTGAACAAGACCAACCATAATAACGGAAGTCCCGTCAGGATAATCATTACTACCTTTAGGTAATCCAACCTTAACTAAGTCCGGACCCTTTAAAGATTTAGCCAGTTTCTCTATTTCTTTAATAGCTTTCTTAGGGGATCGGATAATCTTAGTTTTAGATTTCATAATCGGTTAGCTACGGTTACACCAGCAAAGCAAGTGTTCCGGATATTAATAAATTGCTGACCATAGGAAGTGCTCATATAGAAGGTATCCTGGTCAGATCTATCTTTAGCTACTACCGCTCTGGAAACTGATACGCCACCTGCGGATTTAGAAGATACTGGACCAGCTTTAGCTGAGGTATCACCAGCTTCAGCCCCAACATTGACCGTCAATAAATGAGCAGCTAAATAGGATTGAGCGTAGTCGTATTTACTACCCCATCGGTTCTCATCTGAACCAATATAGTGGGTAGTATCGTCTATAAATAATTGTACACGAGCATCAGGGTAATCAGTATTATCTGAGTACTCTGGGAATCTTAATCGGAAGGTTTCTACTGTGATCATGTTACGAACCTTTATTTATCTTATAAATAACAATAGCAGCTAAGACAGCGCTAATCCATTTTAGGATTTCTTTCCCCACATCCTTTTGACCTTTATTGGTACTTATATCAGATTCAATTTCTGTGACTTTACTTCTCAATCCACTAACGTCAACTTGAACGTGCTCTAATAATCTTTCCAGGGAAGATCGGTCACCGTAATTAGCTTGCCATAGTTCGGACTCTCGTATACGAGCACTATGCTCATCTAGACGATTTCCGTATCTAGATAATGCTTTCTCATGGTTGTTAACTCTTTCTTCAAGTCGTACCACTTCGGATAGTTGGGACTCAATACCTGATAATCTATTGGATATACCGTCTAAGGTTTTCCACAACCTAGCTTCTGATAACTCGTTCACAGTACCCAGACCTTTTATTTTCTTACTATCCATAGCGACTGACAACCTTCTTTTGCATAACGCACTATTTTTAGAATAAGCTATGCAAAAGAGCCTCGCGTGAACAAGGCTCTTCGCTAATTTACTTCTACTTCTTAGCTGGCTTAGGAGCTGGTGTAGACTTTGATTTTGCTTTGGTGTCAGGAGCTTGTTCAAGCTCTAGATCATCAGCTTTATCACCGAAGTCGATATCACCTTTCTTCTTCAACTGAGCTACGTAAGGATCGACAGTCTTGCCGTCCTTAGACACGAACGCTGACCAATGGGCGTCTTCAACTACGTTGAACCCAGGAGCGACGCGAATTGTAACTCGGTTGCCCTTTTCACCAACACACTTCAGGTTGAACTGACGAGCAGTATTATTAATAATTCCGGCCATAATATTAAATTCCTGTAGCTATAGCTAACGAAAGAGGATAGTAAATGTTTAGACCAGCTAAACGTGAACGACCAGGAACTACAAATTCAAGGTTCTTCTGCTGAACTGGAAGGAACTCAAGTTCTACAGGGATTTCCAATTGTAGTTTGTCAGGGTTACGGTCGTAAGCAACCATAGCATCAGTAGTCAACTCAGGGTTAACCGCTGCAGAACATTCGTTAACAGGGATGATATCTTCAACGCTGTTAATGTATGGGCTATTCTGAGCAATATACTGACCGATAGTCGTATCGCTATTAGACGCACGAGGAGTCGACATAATATAAGACCACTGGTTAGGCGGAAGCAATAAGGTATTGCCGCTTTCAACCATCTTAGTCGTTTCAAAGATATCTGCGAACAGATCATTGATATCGAACAAGATTTGATCAGGAGTTTTGTTAGCGAACTCAGTACCAGAACCAGGATTAACCACAGCACCAGTAGGGATGTTCGGGTTACTAAACAGACCAGGAAGGTTACTAGGAGCGTCACCGTAGAAAGCTACGTCGTTAACAGTTTGTTCAACAGAGCGACGAGCAGCGTTAGCACGACGTTGATCTAAAGAAGAACCTGTCATTTGAGAAGCTTGGATTTCATCCAAGTTATAACCGTAAGAAGTACCTATCCTGATCGTGACTGGGAAACAAACTGTTAAC